TATGGAACTCTTGTAAATGATCCTAGAGATTCTAACTTTAAACTTGCAGATATTGATGGAACCAGTATGTCTGGACCTCAAGTTGCTGGATATATTGCATGTGTTGCAGAACAAGAACCAAATTTAACTCAAGTAGAGGCAAGACAGCATTTAGTAGAATATTCTAAAGAAAATCAAGTAGCAGATAGTGCAGTAGATGGTTGGGGAGAAGCATTATATACAACACCAGGAAACCATAGTTGGACATGTCCAGTAGGAGTAACTACCGTCGCTGTGTTAGTTGTTGGTGGTGGTGGAGAAGGAGGTACTGCTAATAGTGCAGATTCTACTGGTGGTGGTGGAGGAGCACTTTCATTTGTTAATAATATTCCAGTAGTACCAGGACAATCTTATAATCTTACAGTTGGTGCTGGTGGTGATGGTGCTTCTGGATACGACGCTAATGGTAATAATGGTGGTTTCTCAGCTTTTACATATGGAACTTCTGGTCAAGTTCAGGTATTAGCATGGGGCGGAAATGGTGGTGGCGGTGGTGCTGGAGCTCCTGGTGCTGGTGGTGCTCCTGCAAATGGTGGGGGTTATTATTCTGATGGTGGTGGATCTGGTGGATCTGGTGGAGGAAGCAACCCTGCACAAGGTGGTGGAGGTGGTGCTGGAGGATATTCGGGAAATGGTGGTCAAGGTTTAGGTAGTTATCCAGGTAGTTCTGCTGGCGGTGCTGGTGGCGGTGGCGGTGGTGGATATCAAGCTGGTGGTGGAGGAGTAGGAGTATATGGTGAAGGTACTTCTGGTGGACCATCAAATAGTGGTAATAATGGATTAGGTGGATCTGGTGGTGAGAGTGTAACAAGTAGTGGTGGTGGTACATATGGTGGTGGCGGTGGTTCCAGTTCAGGAAAAGGTGGTGATGGTGCTGTTCGTATTGTTTGGTGGGGTCCTAATAGTGGTCAGAGAGCATTTCCTAGTACTAATGTTACTCAGACAACAATATGGTCGCAAGATTATAAGAATCTAGGACCAGGTACTAATAATAGATATTTGTATTTCCAAAAGACTAGACCAGATGAGGGTTTAGTATATCCTCATGATAATTTCAAAAGTCGTACAATTTCAACTACAAAATATCCAAGACAAAAAAATGTAATAACTAAGACAGAACAATTCCCTGAAGAATATCAATGGAGTTATGATGTAACTGGTTCAACTGGAAATCCATATACTTTTTCTAGCAGTTATGATAGAAATGGTACTGTAGTTGGTGATAATGCAACTATTACATGTAGGCAAGGAGATACACTCTATTTCACAATATCTGCTACTGGTCATCCATTCTGGATAAGTAATAGAGAAGGTACTGGTATGCCATCTCCATCTGAAACTCCAGGTGGAATTACTAATAATGGTACTGATAATGGTGCTGTTGTTTGGGATACTGAGACTATTGCTCCAGGTACTTATTGGTATAACTGCCAATACCACTCTGGTATGCGTGGAAACATCGTGATAACTTCCTAAATAAATAAATAAAAACTCGGCTAAAATGTCTGCAATTATAACCGATCAGATTAGAATATTAAACGCAAAGAATTTTGTTGCTGGTGTAGCTAGTAGTGAGAATTCTTATTATTCTTTTATTGGTCTTCCTAATCCGTCTGATGTTCAGACTAATTGGGATACTGATCCCCCTACCCCAAAGGATTCTTTTGATCAAGAGATGTCTTATTGGGATAGCATGATTGCTATGAAAAAGGTCAATAATGCAGATATCAGACAGGTTGTCACTAAGAGACAGTGGAAATCTGGAACTAAGTATGATATGTATCGTCATGATTATAGTAGATCAAATACATCAGCAATATCTAAGGCAACTAATTTATATAATGCATCATATTATGTTATAAATGAAGATTACCGAGTTTATATGTGCCTACAAAATGGCACAAGTCCAGAGTATCCAAATGGTCAGATTTCATTAGATCAACCAACATTCACTGATTTAGAACCAAGAGCAGCAGGAACTAGTAATGATGGTTATGTTTGGAAGTATCTTTATACTATCAAACCAAATGAGATTATAAAATTTGAAACTTCTGATTTTATACCCGTTCCACAAGAATGGCAAAATTCTCCTGAAAATGCTTCAGTTAGAGAAAATGCTATAGATGGTTCTATCAAAATAGTTACCGTTACTAATTCTGGTGTAAATGTTGGAGCAATATCAACATCATATACAAGAGTTCCTATCAATGGTGATGGCAACGGTGCAGAAGCAACTGTTGTTGTTAACAATGATCTAAAAATAGATTCTGTTACTATTTCTAGTCAAGGTTCTGGGTACACTTATGGCACTTTAGATTTAGCAGCAGGTGGAGTTCCTGTTGCAAGTACTGAACCTGAGTTCAATGTCATTATACCACCATCAGGTGGACATGGTGCTGATATATACCGTGAACTTGGTGCATATAACGTCTTGATGTATTCAAGATTAGAAAATGACACTGAGAACCCTGATTTTATAACAGGTAACCAATTTGCTAGAATTGGGGTTGTAGAGAATCCTCTTCCACCAAATAGCACTGTTCCATTAACATTGGATAAAGCAAGTGCATTATCTGCTGTTAGATTAACTGGTATTGGATACAGTTCTGCTACTTTTGAACCAGATTCCCATTTTGTTCAGACAATAGGTAGTGGTCTAACTGCTGCTGCTAGAGTAGTAAGTTATGACCAAACAACTGGAGTTTTAAAATATTGGCAAGATAGAGTTGGATTTAATACTGTGGGTGCTGCTATAACTAATGCACCTTATGGTTATGAACAACTAGAGTTTACAAGTAGTCCTGCTTCTGGTGGTAGTTTAGTAATTACTCCATCAACAGGTTCTAACCTACAAATAGATTCTTCCTTTAGCGGTTTTAGCACCTCTATAAATAATAGGACATATAATCTTGGTCAAGATTTTACTAACGGTATATCTGCTCCTGAAGTTAAAAGATATTCAGGCAATATAATTTATGTTGATAACAGACCATCTGTTAATAGATCAATAAACCAAAAAGAAGATATTAAAGTCATCTTGCAATTCTAAAGGATTATAAAGTATTATGCCACAGCAAACTAACTTAAATGTAGCACCATATTTTGATGACTTTGATGCGTCTAACGATTATCACAAGGTTTTATTTAAACCTGGATATCCAGTACAAGCAAGGGAATTAACAACGCTACAGTCCATACTTCAAAATCAAGTTGAGAAGTTTGGTCAACACTTTTTTAAAGAAGGTGCTAGAGTAATTCCTGGTAATATTTCATATAATTCAACTTATTATGCGGTAAAATTAAATAATACTTATCAGGGAGTACCTGTTTCTGCATTTGCAGATCAGTTAGTAGGAACAGAAATATCAGGACTTGTTTCTGGTGTTCGTGCTGTTGTTGATAAGATATTACTACCTACTGAGTCTGAAGAAAATACTCTGACGTTGTATGTAAATTATATTGGTGCTAATACAACTAACAATTCTACTCAACAGTTTAATGATGGTGAAGAATTAGTATCTAATGCTATTCTTGCATCAGGATTGCTTGGAAATACTACTATAAATGCAGGAACTGCTTTTGCATTAACTCTTTCTAATAATAATGGTGCAAATGGATGTTCCTTCATGATAGATGAAGGTGTTTATTTTATTAGAGGGCAATTTGTAACTGTAAATAAAGAGACTTTAATATTAGATCAATATTCAAATACACCTAATTATAGAATTGGTCTAAACATAGTAGAGGAAGTTATAAATGCAGATCTGGATGAAGCATTAAATGATAATTCTCAGGGATTTAATAACTATGGTGCTCCTGGTGCTGATAGATTAAAAGTAACTGCAAGTTTATTTAAAAAATCATTAGATGATTTTGATGACAATAATTTTATAGAATTAGCAACTGTAAAGGATGGTGTTCTTAGAAGTAAGACAAAAACAGGTAATTCTGGATCAACTCCTTTTGATGATAATGTAGCAGAAAAAATATTTGATACCGATGGTGATTTTACTGTAAAAGATTTTGATAGTGTTGTTGTAGAATCTTTAGATGATGGATTGGGTAATAATGGTTTATTTAAGGATGGTGAGTTTACATATGGCGGTCAACCTGCTGCAGATGATAAGATAGTCTATAAGATGTCTCCAGGTAAGGCATATGTTCGTGGTTATGATGTTGAGATTCCAGAATCAGTCTTCTTAGATGCTCCTAAGACACGTACTACAAAGGAAGTTAAGGATGAACCTATAGAGTACAATACAGGAACAACATTTACTTTAAATAATGTTCATGGTAGTCCCTTAGTTGGATTGGGTAATACTTATACTGTAAGTTTGAGAGATGATAGAACTTTCCAAGTACAAGCAGATCCAGTATATAATTTTGGTAAAGAAATTGGTGTTGCAAGGATATATGATTTTAAATTAAAGAATGGATATGTAACTGGAACTTATCCTGGTGTAGCAGAATGGGATGTAAGTCTTTATGATATACAGACAGTAACAGAACTAAGTTTAAACCAACCAGCTACACTTACTACTCCAACTTATGTTAAGGGTTCAAATAGTGGTGCGACAGGTTTCTTAAAAGACAGTGTTACTAATGGATCTACTTTATCTCTTTATGAAACAGAAGGTACGTTTATTCCTAGTGAATCCCTAATCTTTAATGGTATTCCAGATGGTAGAATTTCTACAGGAATAACTGCATACGGTATATCTGATGTTAAGGGATTATATGTTACTGGAGGTACTACCACTGGTTTTAGTACATTTAGTGCAGATATAGTTCAAAGACCTGTATTGAATATTGGTATTGCTAGTATTACTAAATCATTCTTCTGGGATACAGATCCAAGTTTTATTGGTAATGAACTTGTTCATACTGGATTATCTACAGCTTCATTACCTCAAAAATATCCAGTTGAGGATTTCTTCAAAGCTGGAGATTTAGTTCAATTCACTAACCCAGACAGGCAAGATACCCCAGTAGTTGGTATTGTTACTGCTGTTAATTTTACTAAGAGTACTACTGGTGCTATCACAACAAATGATCTAATACTTAAAAATGTAACAGTTAATCCTGGTGTTGCTGGATCTTTACCTACAACTGATGTAGTTGCACAGGATTTTGTAAAAATAAATTCCACATTATCTGATTCTGACGATAATACACTTTATACTGTTCTACCTAAAAGGAATGTATCCAGTATTGATCTTGCAGATGCATATATCACTATACGTAGGGTATATGATATAACTACAGTAGATGGAGAAACTTCTTCTTCTACTATTCCAACAGGTGGAGAAGATGAATATTTCTTACCGTTTACCCATGATAGATATAGTTTCTTTGGTTCAAGTGGTGAGCAATGGGAATTAAATGAAGACAATGTACAGATCTATACAGATAACAATGGTAGAAGTGCTCTTAAGTTTAAAGGATTTAATCCAAATTATGATCAACCACATAATCAGGTAATTGCTACTTTACGGAAGAAGAATCCAAAATCAAAATTAAAAATAAGAAATGCTGTTAAGAGTATTATTGTTGATAAGTCTGTCAATGCGGAATCTGGTATAGGAGCAACTACTGCTAATGATGGATTAACCTTTGGTAGTTATCCTTATGGAACGAGGGTACAGGATGAACTAATATCACTTAATAGTCCAGATATTGTCACTTTATATGGTGTATTTGAATCTTCTGATACAAATGCTCCATCTGCACCTAAGTTAACCTTAACTAATATTGCTAGTCCATCAACTACAACTGCTGATTTCTTAATAGGAGAAGTCTTTACTGGAGAATCGAGTGGTGCAATTGCTATTGTTGCTGAAATAATTGATGATTCAACTGTCTGTTTCCTTTCTAGAAATGATGAAACATTTAAAGAAGGTGAAAGAATATTGACTAATGAGTCAAATATATACTCAACTATTCAGAAATTAGATAATACAAGTTTTGATATTTCTGAAAATTATACTTATAATACTGGACAACAATCTACTTTCTATGATTATGGATTTATAACTAGAAAGGGTGAAAATGAATCCCCTGATAGACAAATAAAAATCTATTTCTCTACAGCAGGTTTTAATTCCACTGATACTGGAGATATTACTACAGTAGATTCTTATAAAAACTTTAGTTTCTCTAAAGAAATTAAGTCAATAGACGGTCATAGAAATACTGATATTATTGATATTAGACCAAGAGTTGATGATTATACAGTAGTTGCTGGTGTCAATAGATCTCCACTTGAATTTTATGGTAGAACATTCGCACAATCAGGTAATACTGCTCCAAATATTTTAGCATCTAATGAGAATATATTAGTAACGTTCTCATATTATCTTGGTAGAATTGATAGGATATTCTTGAATAAGGATGGCACATTCCAAGTTAATTATGGAGAACCTGCTGATCTACCAGATTATCCTAACAGAGTTGATGATGCTTTAGAAGTATGTCAAGCAACTCTTCCTCCATATGTTTATGATGTGTCAGAAGTAAAAATTAACTTCTTAACACATAAGGGATATAAAAATTCTGATATTAGAAAATTAGAAAATAGAATCCAAAACTTAGAATACTATACAGCACTTTCTTTATTGGAATCTAATACCAATAATATGTTTATTGCTGACAGAGATGGTAGTAATAGATATAAGGCAGGTTTCTTTGTTGACAACTTTAATACATTTGATTCTCAAGAAGATGGTATTGAATTTCAAAATAGTATTGATAGGGAAAATAAGCAATTAAGACCAAAACATTATACATCTTCAGTTGATATGATATTTGGTCCTGTGACCAATGTAGATCCTAATGCAGATTTGGCATTTGCAGATGTTGAGGGTGTCAATGTTAAGAAAACTGGCGATGCTTTAACACTAGGATATTCTGAAATTGAATGGTTGAAGCAATCTTTTGGAACAAGGACTGAAAGTGTTACTCCTTTCCTAGTTCCTTTCTGGCAAGGAAGTATTGAATTAACACCTGCTGGAGATACTTGGACTGATACGGTTAATATTGAACCAAGAATTATTAACAGAATGGGCAACTTTGCTTCTACTATGGCAAATGCTCAAAGGGTGTTTAATGTAGATCCTCAATCTGGATTTGCACCTACTGTTTGGAATTCTTGGCAGACAACATGGACTGGTACAGAAACTGATGTTAG